GCTATAAATTATAGCAGTTTTATTGTTTGGTTTTCTTTGTTGCTTTGATTGCTGGCGTGTTCATAATGTCCAGTTCGGCCATCATGTGCTTTATGTCAGCAATGATTTCTTTGAGGTCAGCGAGTTCCTTATTGGCGTGTTCGCTTACATCAAGATGGTACGCAGCCAGTTCAGCCGAGATTCGGTCTGCTCGTTTGGCGGCGATGAGAAGTATTGCTCCCTGTAACCCAGCGAGGGTTGAGAGCATGAGGTTAAGCAGGATGAAAGGATAGACATCAAAAGGGTGATGTGAGTATCCGTTGTACGTCATCCATGAAATCATTAGAACTACAAATGAGAATACGAAAGGCCACGAACCCATGCCGTGTCGCATAGCGTCAGCAGCTCGTTCCCCTAATGTGCGCTCGTCACCGGATCGAACCGCAGGGTGAAAGTGCCAGTGGGATTGTTTCTTAGCCATCTATTGCGTCGTGAAATCCGAGATGACGGTCTAGGTCTGAAGTAACAGCGTCTAGTTTCTTCTCAATCCTGTCCACGACATCACGCATAGAACTGCCCCCATTGGGCTTTGTCTCTTTCCTGATTTCCTCTAGTCGGTCTGAAACCGAGCGAGCAAGAATGTTGTGAGCAAATCGAAGCGCTCCCCAAACCATTCCGAGCAAGAAGCCCATAGCAACAATTAGTTGAATCCAAAAGTTAAAAGTGTTGGCGTTCATACTATGCTGCCGGAGGTGTGTGTATCCCTTGAGCGTTTATTGCAGAAGTGTTGAAGCGTAGGTAGGTCTGTGGCAAACGACCATCCTGATTGACGTGAACGTAACTAGGGTCGCCCTGCTGACCATGTGAGATGGTTAGAGGGTTCTTTGCGTTAGCGCCGGTAACGTCAACGATGAGTGCTGTGTGCCAGCCGGTTCCTGGGCCATAAACGATTACGTCGCCTGGCTGAACTTGGCTAAGAGGAATCTTGGTTCCGTGTGCCAGAAGTGTGCCGGTGTAGCCGGTGTGGTTGTAGCTCTGAGCATTTGGATCAGGTGCGCCAGCCCAGTTGTAGCAGAGGGTGACAAAGGCTGAGCAGTCGGCGGTAACTGGCAGTTTGCCTGGGTGTCCGATACCCGACATACGCTGAGGGCCTTCTGAGTATGTGAACTTGGCGTGATTAGTGGCTGCCCACTTTGCCCACGCAACTATGTTCTGTCGAACGTCTGTCATGTATCTCCTTATGATGAAATTAGATGTGCTGAAATAAAGGTATTTGAGCCACCAGTAGATAATGTCCTAGAGGCCGAGCCAGAGGCGTCTACGAAATACCACGCTAATTGAATTAGTGTTCCGCTAGTAATGTACCAATCGCAACTAACTTGTAGAAACTCATTTACTGATGCTGTAACAGAACTGGTTGAACTTGTTGCAATTTGAGCGCCACCAACAACAATTTGTGCTTGCAACTGAGATAGTGCAGCAGCAGGCGTAATAGCAATTTGACCAGTAATGTGATAAACGCCAGTTGTTCCAACATTCAAACCAGCACTAGCGCCAGTAAGAGTGTAAGTCATTGCGCCTCTAGCGGTATAGTTCTGTGTGTAAGCACCACCTGAACCATCAACAGGGTATCTTTGACTACTTGGAGCTTGAGATTGCGCTGTGGATAAATACAAGTTTCCAGCGTCGTTGTTTCCAAGACCGCTTCCACCAGTAGGCGTTACAGCAGTCCAGCCTGAACCTGATTGCCAAGTTAAAACTTGATTGACCGTTGGAGATGCGGAGCCTGCTTGGAGACCACCATACAACCATGTATTAGAAGTGGCATTGAAATAAAGGATTTCACCACCGGCTGATGCGGTAGACGAAGGTATTGCCTTGCCGTTAATTCCAGTAAGTGTCGCAACGCCACTGTTTGTAATTGACAAGTCATTGTTAACGGTTTCAGGAACCCATTGTGAGGTTGAGTTATTCCAAATAAGAATCTGTGCGTTGGTCGGAGCCGTTGTGCTTACGGTCTTGCCTTGAATCTTGGCTACCGTTGGATTTGGGTAAGTTCCTGAAAGGTCACCACCAGCTGCACCTGATGGTGATACCGCAGCTGGAGCCCAAGCCGTACCGTTCCATGTAAGAACGTATCCGGTAGTTGCACCAGTAGTTGTTCCTAAAGGCGAGCCGTTAATCTTGGCAACTATTGCCGCTACTGAACCTGAGCCAGGACCAGCAGTAACGTCGCCGGTAAGTTGCGTGATACCAGAACCGCCACCAGAAGTACTCCAGCGCGCGTCGTTTGATCCGTTGCCAACTGATTGCAGAACCAAGTTGGGCGTATTGGTGTTAGGAATGTTCCCCATGACTAACTCCTAATTGGATAAGGGTCGAGTATGAATGAAGCGTGTAAGTAACCAGGGTCAGCCTGAAAATCGTAACTAATAGATTCTACGACCATGTTGATACTTATTAGACCTTGTTGGTCAGGGTAACTACCTGTTGTAGACGAGTTAGGCGAGTTGCGCTTAAAGGTCACTACGTCACCAAACTCTGTGTTGAGCAGGGCAGTCATGTTCTGACCGTTGTTAGTTTCGCTTCGCAGCTCAACGTTGCCGACACGAGGTAGTGGTGTCTTAAACAAGTTGCCAAGGAAGTTAGCCGTAGAGAGCGCAAGGCTAAGGGTCGTGTGGACTGTGCCTGACTTGGTGAGGGTTGAGTAACCCCAACGTGACTCGTTGGCAGTGTTCTCGTAAATCTGTTCTGTGCCGGACTGTGGCGTTACCTTGACTGTTGTCCATGTGTCAACGTCGTCTCGCACTACCTGAAGGCTTGGCCCGTAGTAGTGGTACGTCGAGGATGTGTCGTCAGTCCATACGTGGTCGCCAGTTGGCGTGTAGCTGTTAGGACTCCAACTACCGGTTGAGGTAGATGAGTTCCATGACCAAGTTCCGTAATACAACTGGTTGTAGTAAGAGAACGTTCCGTTTGGCTCTTGGTAGAACGAGCCAATGTCGGTGTCGCAAATCTGCAAGATGAGGTCGAGCGCTGTTGATCCGGTGACTGGTGAATCCCAGTACCAAGGCTCTACGGCGATAAAGCCGTTACCCGAAGCACCATTGACCCACGCAGTTGCGCTGTCGTTGATGAAGTAGGTGTTGGAGTTAAGCACTACCTGACCACCGGTGACAGTTCCAAAACCGGCAATGCAGAGAATCTGTGCAATTCTGTCGCCTGATAAAACGCCGTTGGCACTAATAGGAAAACCTGTAGTAAGAAGAGTCCCTGCAACGTAGCGGTTTGTAACCTCGCTAAATAGGGTTGATGATTGAGAACTAATTACCAATTCGTCAATGAGGCAAGGAGCTGTTGGAGTTGCACCTGCTGAGCCACTGAGCCAAGCGTTTGAGCCTCCAATGACTAGAGGTTCTACAACAGAACCAACGACAGTGTTCCAGCCGTTGTATGCGCCACCGCTAAGAGGGCTGCTGTATGCGCCGTCTGCGTAAAGGCATAGTTGGTTTGATGAATTATTTACAAGACCAATGTGATGCCAGTAGCCATCGTTAATCGGAGCTGCGGACATAGTGGCTAGAACCGAAGCACCTGAAAGAACTTGCAGGTACCCAGAAGCAGAAACCTTAACGTCAAGTTGACCACCATTAAGAACGCTAAACAGAAGTGTGCCGGCAATTCCTTGACCAAGAACCCAGAAGTCAATAGAACCAGCATTATTAAAGTTGGTGTGACCAGGTAGAACGGCAACGCCTGAAGCTGCGCCTGATCCGTTTCCTAGGTCAAGGCATCCATCGTTGCTGTAGACCATTGCGCCGTTGGGTGGGAACACTACCGTTCCGTATCCGGCGTATCCGGTATTGGATGAGTTGATGCCATTGTTGAGTGTTACTGAAAAGGCTGAGCCAGTTCCAGCAGAAACGCCAGATGTTCCACCAATTCCGGTAAGAACAAATTGTGATGACGATAATCCTGAAGCGGAAACCGTACCTGGGCCAGTGCTTGTTGTAACCGTACCGGTAGAGCCAGTAAATCCAGTAACAAATACTTGGTCGCCTGCCGAAAAGTTGTTGATGCCTTGGTAAGTAACAGTTCCGCTTGCGTTTACTGCGCTGGTGCAAACAACTTGGGCTGGGGCTGTGAAGCGATACCAGTCAGTTGCACTTGTGCCGTTAACGTATTGTGACCAGAAGTTAGTTGAGGCCATGTAGCGAAGTGACAAGAACTTAACTAGGTCGGTAGCGTTAATGGTCAGGTCTACGTTGAGTTGGTCGGTAATCTTTTCGTCAATGCTGTCAATGAGGCCGTAGAACACTGGGTAGGTTGTGCCACTCCACGTCGCCATTACCTTGATAGGTAGGCGAGGTTGAATCACATAACCAGTACCGTTGACTGATCCGTTGAGAAAGAACCCTGTGCGCTCGTTGACGGTCATGTTTAGCGTTCCAGCTTCTACACGGTCAAGGAAGTGCTGACGGCCTAACTTGGTAGTGAAGTCACGAACGTAGGGCGTAACGTCAGTCCAAGTCTGGGTAAGACTTTGGATGTTGGTAGGGGTGAAGGCAATCTGCACCGACAGCGTAGGTAGTGAGGCAAGTGTCATTGCGCACGTTTCCTAGTCGTTGGAGCCGGTGGTTGAGTCTGCGCCCACTTAGCGAATAGGTTGCCCATCCAGCGCACGTCTTTAGTCATCTGATTGCGAACCTCTTTGGAGATTGCGGCAATGAAGGCTGGGTCTGTTGCAAGGGCTTTGGCAATAGAAGAAAGGTCAATCTCTACTTCGTTAGTAATTTCAATGTCGTCACTAATTCCGTCGTGCATAGACATAATTACCTCCCCTTAATAGTGTGCTTGTTAGTGATATATACCTTGCCCTTAGGAGCAATAACCCCGTAATTAGTTCCCACTCCACCAGAAACACCAGTGTTAGTAGATGGTGTGAATGGAAGTTTCATTAAAGGAAGTCCAGGGTGTCCTGGAAATTTTGAAATACCAGCATTAACAGTAGACAACACAACATTTCCAAATAATGTAGCAATGTCAGCAACTCCCTTAGCTTTATTTTGATCAAACTCAGTTCTTGCTTGTGGTCCTTGACTCTTTACAGAAGCAGGAAGTATTTTATTTATTGCCATTGCTCCAAGAATTGCGGCTCCGATTGCAATACCAATGGGATTTGCAAGTTCCGCAGTTGCTGCTTCTACACCAAATGCTCGTGCTATTGCCAAACCAACAGGTGCAATTTTGGTAGCAAGCGCTCCTGCAAAAATGGCTATTGAAGTGTCAGAAAGAATAGACATAGCAATAGGATGCTTTTGAAAGTAAGTTGTTGCAGTTGTTACAACATTTGCAAGTGTTGTAACCGTAGGAAGAAAAGTTATACCTATGCCTGTAAGTGCGTTGGTAAGTTGTGTTTTAATTGCCTTAATCTTGTAATTAAGTTGACTCTGAGTAATGCCAAATGCGGTATTCAAACTTTGTTGACTAGCACCTTGCAACGATGTATTGAGAGCTTGCAATGCAGGAAGTTGTTTGGCCAAAGCCGAAACGAGTCCAACCGATCCTGCACCAAATGTAGCAGTTATGAGTTTTTGTAACGGAACACCGGTTTTAATAGATTGAATTTCTAACGCTTTAAGAACGTCAATAAGACCAGTTCCAGGGTGACGTGCTTTCGTTGCCAACTCTTCAGAATTAAGACCAAGCGCTGCCATTGCTTTTGCGGAAGCCTTAGTTGGGTTTTCTACTTTGCCAAGACCAGTAGCCAGCGTGGTCATGCTTCGAGCGTTGGTGTAACCAGCCTTAGAAGCAACGTCAGTAACCGCTGCGGCTTCTCCCAAGTTAATTCCGTAGGCTGCCAATGCGCCACCAACTCGGCCTTTAAGAAGAGAAACCAAGTTGTCTAATGATCCAATGTGATTCTGGTTTGCTTTGACAAGTGTTGCTGTTACTTGTGCAACACTTTCACCTTTGGTAATTTGCAACGCTTGAGCTGCAACAATTGTTGTTGCTATTGCAGCAACGTCGCCACCAGTAATTGCTGCGGCCTTAGCAGCATTGTCTACAAGGTTGTAGGCCGCCTTGCCTCTGATACCAGCCTTTTCAACTTGCAAAAATGCATTGGCAATTAGGTCAGACGAAATGGCTGTTTGATTAGAAACGTTAAGAATGACACCTTTTAGGTAGTCAATTTCAGAAGCAGATGCACCGGCTTGGTTTTGAATCTTGTCAAGTGCTTCGGTGTATTTAAGCGCTTTGTCAACACCGTAGGCAACCATAGCGACACCAACGGCTGCAACGGCTGTTGTTGCTTTGGAACCAAAAGCGGTCATCTTTTCGGCAGTAGTCATAGACTCTTTGCCAAACATAGCCATTTTGCCTTGAGCCTCGGTCATCTTGGCCATGTATTCTTTGGTGTCAGCTATGAGTGTTGCAATTACAGGAGGTAGAAATGACATTATTGTTGGGCTAAGCGCCACTCCTCCTGAGCTAATTCGTTAATTTTGTCATTACTGTCGATGAGTCCATTCCTCATGTATGGAAACTCACGTGACCTTGATGTGCCGTATTCAACAAATCCTGCGTACTGAACTGATGGGCCGGTGTCCGATTGCCAACGACCAGTGCCAAGCGACGTTACTCGTTGCGTCTTGATTGA